GATGGTACGGTTACCATATCTCTCAAACTCCTTCTCGTAAGTATCAGGAAGATACTGATTCAAGAAATCAAAGTTTGTAATGTAATTGGTAGACAATGCTACCTGTTCTGCTGACGGTTGCAATGCAACGCCACCAGCGACTAAACTTCCAGCCATTTTTTCTTAATGCCTCTTACTTTACTCAGAGGACTTTTTTAATTGTTTTTTTTCGATCTAATTTTTAGACCCCTGCTCGATGTCGAACTAAGTGCCTTAATTTGCGTTCCCCCTTTAGTGGTAACCTCTGGTGTGGATCGTACAGAGTTGAAGTTTATATTCTTCGACTTCTTTGCAGAGTCCGTAACCGTATCGGCTTTTCCTTGCTCATAAAAAAATTGAGCAAACTTTTCAGGGTTCATTGCAATCGATAATGCTCGATGATATCCTTTGGCATCCTTCATCATTCCCGACTCATCTAGAAACTTATTTACAAAGTTATTTACATCTAGCTGATTCTTCTTTAACTCAGACTTATCACCAGGCGAGAATGTTATTTGCTGTTCTCCAATCTTGAAATCAAAACCTTTGAAATCATCGTTGAACACCTCCTCGGTTTTATTTACAAACCACTTTGACTTTCTCTCTAGCTCCTCTTGATACGTCTTTGCATCATCTATATATTTCTTGTAAGCCTCAAGTTCTTCTTGGTTTTCTACAGATGCCGACTCAGGATTAGACTCTAATCGAGTGGAGTATTTCTGCTTGTATTCCGTAAAGAAATCTTTAGCTTTTGCAAGCTCCTTTTTCTTAGCGATATTTTTTTTCTTTATGACATCATCTTCGTCATACTCTTCATCATAACCAAACTTATCTTTGATGAGGTAACTAATGTCTTCACCATCTAATTCCTTTTCAGTCTGACGATAATACTCTGCTAAGAGTTGGTCTGGCTCAAGGTCATCATAATTTTTGTTAGCATTAACAAAATCATTTAAACCTCTACCAGTTTCTTTTTTAAATTTAAGATAGGTAGCAACATCTTCAGGTAACTCATCATTCTCTTGACGAGCCTCAGCGAGTTCATCTAATGATGTTATCTCTCTACCATATCTTTTTCCTATATATGAAAGAACGTCTTCCTCTTTTAACTCCGAGGCTTGAGTTTGTGCTTCGCCTTGCGGCTGTACACTTTCTTGCTCCTGTGTGGAGGTGGTACTCTCAGGGCTTGATTCATTTCCTGATTCGTTACCACTACTTGCTTCAAGTTGTTGTTCATGTTTTTCAAGCAACTCTTGTTCAACTTCTTGAACTGACTTTTCTCCATGATCCTCTACTGCTCTTACTTTAATTTCCATTTAATTATATTTTTACAAAGTTACAATAAAAAATTTATCTCTATCTAGGGTTAAACTCAGCAAAGTCAAAACCATCTAGTGAGTCTTCGTTGGATTCAAAATCAATAGGTGGTAAATCTTTTTTACGCTGATCGATTAATTTAGACTGCTGAGTATTTTGCTGACTGATGCGCTGTGACTTAGCATCTTCACGCTGAATCTCTCGGTCTGCTAATCCAGTTTGTTCTACACCTTTAATCTGCATATTTAAGTTAAATTCTTTCTCCATCAATGCAAACTTCAATTGAGCCTCCTGCTGCATCTTATCAATCTCAAATGCAATCTCCGCTTGTTTGATTTGCATTTTAGACTGAGTCTCTGCTTCTATCTTTTGCATAGCAGTTTGTGCCGCCATCTGTTGTGACTGCATATTAATCTCTGCTTGTTGCTGCTGTTGTTGCATTGCCATCTGCTGATCCTTCTCAGCCTTTTGTGTACGCTTAACTTTTAGCAATTGATTTGCTAACTTAATATTTCTAAGCTCACGAATATCAATAGCGTCTTCTAAGTTTATATCTCCCTTAGACAAAGCCATCTGAATATTCTCTTCTAACTTTTGCTTTTGCTCCTCATCAGGAGCAACATCTATAAATACTCCGAAGTCATAGATATACAAGTCTTTAATTTCATCTAATATGCCAACATTATATTTTCCAATTTGCATAGCAAACTCATCTTTGAAGTCTGCATACTCTAACAAGTCAGATATACGACAAGAAAGTCCTTCGGCAATTGTGCGTGTAATATAAAGACTAGCATCTAAGATATGTCTAGTTGCAGTATTGGAATTTAATGCGGCTAACTTTTGTACACCAACTAAAGAGTTTGGATCAGGTGTAGAGCCATCTCTCGCTTCATTCAATCCCGTAACTGAACGAATCATATCTAAGTAATGATTGTAGTTACCAATCAATGCTCCCATTTTCGCCTGTCCTGAATTAGCAGTAAGTTGAGTAATCGGCACTTTTGCTTGGTTGTAATCACCATCTTGAGTATAACTTCTACCAATAACACTACCTGTTTGAAAATACATTCTAAGGGCATCTTCAGGATTATATGCTTGACCTGTTCCTAGGTCTACCTCATTAAGACCATCGGCATCTATGAAGACTCCATCAGGTACAATCTTAGAAACTACCTGTTGAAGTTTTAAATGTGTAATTTGAATAAGGTCGGCAAAAGGAATCATTCTCCTAACCAACGACTCAATGTTTCCTTTGTACATTCTAGGAGCGCACGCTACATAGCTAGGCATAGCATATTGACTAGCAGACTTTGGACGAACCATATTCTCCATCATCTCCCATCTCAATATTATATTCGTACCCATGACCATAATACCTTCGTACCAAACCTCTATTTTCTTTTCTATCTTTTCAAATCTACCCTCCTCCATCATTTCAGCAGGTGGGTTGAATTGATCATCCTTCTCAATTACCTTGTACCCACCAGACTCAAGTCTTTTCTTTTTGTGAGTAAAAGTATTTGTAGTTTTATAGTTGAAGTATAATAACGTACAAGAGTCTCTGTAAAATATATCGTTCTGATACTGTTGAGCAACATTGTAATAGTCATACCATGATTGGCTATAACTACTAACCTCTTTCATTTGCTCATTGGTAATATCAGGATTAATCTTTACCAACTCTGTGATTGGAACAGTCTTTACTTCTCCCCAATAAAAACAATCTTTAAAGTGAGGGTCTTCAGTATAACTATATACAATATTCGCAGGGTCTACATATTCAACTTGAATACCTTGACCCGGTAAAAACTGATGCTTGGTACATCCTATACCAAGTACTGTAAGGTCATAGTCAACTCTCTTACGAATATCTTGATAATGATTTTCCTCAAGTACAGTATTAATGGCTTCTTCTTCTGCTATTTCTATACCTGGTTTATAGTTCAGTTGCATATACAATGATAGCTCTTGGTCATTAGTTGGAAGCTCTTGTGGATCGGTCATAAAAGGATCAACTCCAAAGTCCTTACTTATTTGTTCTAGTACAGGACGAGCAACCATATCTGCCTCAATCATGTCTTGATATTGTGAACGCTTCTCTGCCGATAAGGCATCTTGTGAATATGCACGAACATGAAATAGTCTATCTGACATTCCATTAACAACAATGTCTACAAATTTTGGAAGTATAGGAACGGGTGTCCAGTCTAAATTAATATAAGATAAATCACCATCTATGGCAATTTCATTCTTGTACTTTGCAATAGACTGCTCTCCTCTAGCATACAGTCTTAATCTATTAAACTCTGCCCATTGGCTATAGAATCTACAGTTAGTCCCATCCTTCTTAAACCACTCGTATTGAATAGCTTGACCAATTTGTAAACCGAACTCATCGGTTTTCTTTTCAGCGTCTGAAACAAACTGGCTTGGGAATCCTGTAGGCGATATGTTTATCGTTACCTCTCTCATTTACTTCCTTAATTCACTTATAGAACCTGTGTTACTATACCTTGCAAAGTTAATACTTATTTTTGACTCTGATTTTTGTGGTGTATATATATGTTTTTGACACGCCATAATAGCCAATCCTGAACTTATTGTTGCATCAAACTTTGTTCGATTGTTTATGTTAAACTTTGCCCAATCTTCTAAAGTTCTAGTGAAATACATAGACCCCATCTCATCTGCATCTCTATATGTTGACTCCATATCTATTCCCACATACTTCTCAATGTAAGACTCGATAGCTGTAGCGTGAGCCTGCTTTACATCTTCACTAGAGTTTGGTATACCCCCCAACTCTCTTTCTGTTTTTGAAAGTTTTGTAATATGTTTATCCGGTCTATTGATACTAAATCCTCTATACCCTCTATTCTTAAAATGATATAACAACCTAGGTTTGTTGTTCTCTACAAGTATAGGCATTCCATAAAATATACAAGCCATTAATACTTCCTCAAAAAATATTTCCGCAGTCTGAGGCCTAGCAATATATTGTAAGAAAAACTCATTGGTCGGAGCATCTTCCATATGAAACTTTGTCAATCCATGAAGCGCACCATTAGATGCACCACCACCAACTGTTCCAGATATATCATAGGAGTCACATCCAAACGCACCAATGTGTTCATTACCTGGAAGTTTCCTACCACCCTTTGTTATAATATTATTTTGCAATGCTGAACTAGGCAACCACGAAACTAAAAATCTTCCACGCTTATCCGGAGTCCATACGACCTTAGTGTCCTTCTCCCCATTTAACCATTTAAATGTACCTCTAGTTAAAAACTGTTGCTGTATTAAACTTTCATTGTAGTCTATCTGAGCATATATCTTTGTAAGATTAAACAAGGACTGCTTGCTTTCATCTCTAAATGCGTGAGATTCATTTCTAGGAAACTGACGATAATATTCATTCAATGCATCAGGATCTGACTTTAAAGAATCAACCTCATTCTCCCAATAGTCTATTGCTCCTACATCAATTAACATATCATCAATACCTTGAATAGGTTTCTCAGGTGTTTTTAATACAGGATTACCATACCTATCTATAAATCCTTCCATATTCCACTCCATTGGAATAAACAAACTATATAGACCACTCTTGGTTTGACCATTGGCATTTCTGTTTTTTACATTCGAATCATTGTATAGACTTTTAAAGTTACCACCTCCTTTGTCTAGCGCATTAGAAGTTGAACCCATCATACACTTACCGATAACCTTACTTCCCAACCTTAGACAAGTTTTTGTTACACGCCAGTTGTTTAATATATTATCAGGCTTGTCCCACTTACCACTCTCATCGTGAATTAGTAGCTGTAGTTTTTCACCATCATAACTGTTATCAGAAGTGTTCTTCCAGTCAATAGTTGTATCTAGCCCCTCCATATCATTTTCATCTATGGTAGACATATTCTTCTTTGTAATCTTAGACGCGGGTATTCTATAAGCTAATTCAGTCTTTGGCTTGTCCATACCATCTTGTATGGGTTTGAAAAAGAATGGATAGTTGTTTGATATAGGAACAACCTTGTCGGTAAACATTTTTTTGGCATCAGCTCCAGTCTTAGATAGTATACCAATACGAGCGTCTTTTGCTAAAGTACCTATATTAGTACACTCTTCAGATGCCATAAATGAAAAGCCTGAACGTCTTATCTTTAAGTAACAAATTCCAAATGACCTATGATCAGCCTTACACGCCTCCCAAAATATGTAGAATATTCTATTAGCTTCTCTGAAGTCAGGATATCCCACATCAATCTTTGTCCATTGTAGATACATATAATGAGAACCGGTAATATAAGTAGGCTCACCATTACGCATAAACCAATGCCCATCCTCTCTACGATCAAACTCTGTCTCAATATAATCTACCCATAAATTTTTAAATGCCGAAGGCATTTCGTTCCATTGAAATATCGATTTAATTTTAGACAACTGCTTGGGATAATCTTGCCTCTCCCAATATTGCTCACTCTTCACCTTACTTCTTGATGTTGGATTAGATGGAGGTTTTGGAAGTGCTACAAGTAAACCACTAATGTTGTATATCGGGCCTATCTCTCCAGTCTTTGATATTACAACAATGTCGTATTTTTGATTATATCCATAGAGCCAAGACTTCGCTCTGTTCTTGTTTTTCAGAACAGTAGTGGGTATTACATCGAACACCTCTTTATATATACTATTTAGCTCGTCTTTCTGCAAATCCTTGTTTGGAGTCTACTACCTTATCGACCCCTTTCTTTAACAACTCTCGTTCTCCTTCAATTCTTGTAAGTATCTCAAACGCATCAAATATTGCTAGCTTCTTTGTGGCAGCAGCATTTTTTAATCTATCTGCTGCAAGCTCGTCATCGGGATCGGGTTTGATAATATCTTCTTTAGCAACTTTTATCAATTGCTTTACCGCCCTTTCACCAGCGTCTATGATTTGTTTTTTTAATTCCTCTACATTCATGTCTTCACGCATATGGCGTGGTTATACATTCGGTACAACTTTTCACCATCAATATTAAATTCATATTCTGAATCAGGAACAAATCCTATCTCATCTCCTTCGTTCACTCCCATTGAAGATAGAAATTTATTTCCATACTTCAGCACACCAACAAGCTCTTCTTCTTTTATGGCTTTATCTATGGTGTAATTTTTTGGAGGCACAGGTTTTACAAAACAAAACTTGTCTCTACTTTTCCGAACTCCATT